CTGATATGAATGACCAGTTAAATTTACCTAATTTAACCCCAATTCAACAAAAAGCTATAATTTCTGATAATTTAAGTAAAATGGCTGAGCAAACAACTGCTAATAATTTACCTAATTATCCACCAATACCTAAAATACCTAATTTACCAACGATGCCAGTTATGCCATCCGTTCCTGATAATGTTTCAATAAAATTAAATTTTACAACTGAAATATTTAAAAATTTTACTAAAACAATTATTAGTAGTGTCTTATCACCTAAGGTGATTATGATTTTTTTAATAAATCTTAAAATAGTTTATGGGGCAGATGCAACTTATACTGATGGTGTTGATTTTATCAAAAAAAATAAAAATATTTTTAAATCATTAATAAAAGGAATAACAACAATTATAATTAAAATTTTATTAGGTTTAGCCTTAAAAGAAATAGCAAAATTGGTAGCTAAAGTAGTCGTTAAAAAAAGAATTGAGAAAATGAAACATAGAAAAGACCAAATGGCAACATTAGTCGGTGTTCCAGCACAAACATTAAATAATATTTCAAACACAATAGTATAATGAGTGCAGATATAAATAAAAAAGATGAAAATATTGATACAGGGTTTTTAGATTCTATTGACGGTGTGTTAGATACTTTATTAGCTGCCTTTAAAATTCCAGAAGAACCAGTGGCACCATTACCACCACCACTAATTATGTTAGGTGCTAAAATAAGACCTGGTATTTCTACAAGTTCAGTTGTTTCTAATGTTATTGCTAGACAATCTGAAGCTGGTTTACCTATTGGTGATGTTTTTGCTGATGGTCCAAATACTAATGAACTAATGGTTAAAATAATAGTTGAAGAAATTGTAAATACATTGCTTAATGAATGTGTTGTTAATGTGGTTATAGACCCAGGGATTGGTGTAATAACTAATGGTGCAAATGGTGGTGGACCTATGGTTTCATTAGGTTATACAACAACATATGGTATTGGTAATGGTATAATAAGATAAAAAAATTAAAAATATGAGCAAATTAGATGATATGAGTAACAATGAAATACTTTTTCTTGTTAAACAACTTGAAGCCAATCATGAAGCTATAAAGCTTAAAATGATTAAAGATTATGATAAAATGGTAGAAATAGAAAAAGAATTTGATGACGCAAATAAATTATTAGTTAAAAGACTTAAAGGAGAATAATGATAGGAAATAACAATTCAACAGTTGGTACTGGTAGAGCAAGTAGTTATGATACTAAAGATTCATATAAACATTTAGTTATAGGTGAAGTTAAGATTGTGGATGACCCTCAAGGTCTTGGTAGAATTAAAGTTAGAATAAAAGGTGTTATTGGTTTAGGTGGTGATGATAGCAAAGCAGATGTTGATTTACCATGGGCTTTTCCACTTATGCCAAAAATGTTTAATATTCAACCAAAAGTGGGTGAAAGTGTTTATATCTTTAATTTTGGTAAAGATAAACAACATGTGGATAGAGTATATATAGGACCCATAATTTCCCAATCTCAAAAATTAAATTTTGATTCTCACTATGGAAGTGCACTAGCTGGTTTTAGTTTTGGAACACAAGCAGCAAATGTTAATATTACTAATGTACCAGATTTAAATGGTGTTTTTCCTGAACCTAGCGATGTTTCAATAGAAGGAAGATATAATACGGATATTATACAAAAATATAATGAAATAGTTATTAGAGCTGGTAAATTTGAAGCATCAACACAAACATTTGAAAACCCTTATACTTTTAAATTTAACAAAACAACACAAGCTTTTATACAAATTAAAAATGATGTTAAACTTAAAAATGATATGCAATTTTTAAATTTTGATAATTTATCTTCTGAAAAAGGTACTGTTACCAACATAGTATCAAACAAAATAAATCTTATAACTCATAGTGGTGGTTATCCTAGATTTAATGTAACTAATCAAACAGATTTAATTTCTGAAGATGAATTACTTAAAATATTATCACCAGAAAGTAATGGTGGTGCCCATAGACTTCCTTTTGGTGATGTGTTATTAGAATATTTAAAATTACTTAAACAAGCTTTATTATTTCACGTACATAGAGGTAATGGGATTCCAGGTGGTGATTTAGCTACTTCTGGAAATGTTCAAGCAATGGCAGAATTCAAATCAAAAGCTGAAGATTTAGAGAAAAAAATGTTGAGCAATAATGTTAGAATTAATTAATTTTCTTAGATATTTATATATAAAAGAAAACAATGGTAATTAGAACATATTTTGTTTTTTAATAAATCTATTATTATATGAACATAATGGTTGGAGATTACTGTAGTGGTTAAGTTTAATTATATCATCAATTGTTGTGCCAGATGTTAATGGGATTATATGGTCAATATCCCATGTCTTATTTAATTCAAAAATACCATCTTTTGGGTTACCATAATTCTCCCATGTCATCCATGATTCAAATTTTGATTCTAAATATTGTTTAAAATCTTCAAAACAACACCCTAATATTTCTTGAGTTTTAGATGGTTTAGATTTATTAATTTTTTTAAAGGAATTATATATTAAAGCACGAATGTTTATTTTAATTCGATAAGTTTCGTCAGTATCCCTTCTATTTTTTAAATAAGAATTAATCTTATCTTTATTTAATTTACGATATTGTTTAATGTAATCATTATTTTTATCTCTCCATTCTTTTTGTTTTAACATAATCTTATCTTTATTTTCATTAGAATATTTTTTATTATATTCTTTTTCGGAATTAATATTATTAATATAATATTCTTTTCTATTTTGTTTAACAATATTAGAATTATTTTTATAAAACGTTTTACTATATTCTTTAAGTTTTTCTGAATTGTCTTTTTGCCAATTTTTAATTCTTTCATTTGTTTTATCTTTATTTTTATTACGATATTCAATATCGTAAAGACGTTTGGCTTCTTTTTGTTCTTCTGTTAATGGTTTTCTCATTTTATAATGGCATTTCATCTATTTCGTTATTTTTTCTAAGGTCTTGATAAATCAACCATTCAACATGTTTAGACACATTACCATGTAAACTATTTACCTTATCTAATACTTGCTTATTAATACTAGCGGTTAATTTACCTTTTTTTTCCGTTTCTTTAAGTTTTTTTCTCATAATATTTTTGTTTATTATAAATATAATAAAATAAGAAAAAAAATAAAGTATTTATCGTATTAATATAGTAAAATAAATAAATTTAATTCAAATTTAATGATATTTATAATTAATAACATTAACCAAAACAATAAAGATATGGTCATTAGAACCTTTTTTGATAAGAACAATACAATCGTTAGCAGTCAAAGCGTTAATACTGGATTAAACCCAGTAACTGAATTATTTTATGGTGGTGCCGCTGGTATGGAAAAATTTAGTAGATTCTTATTTCATTTTGATGAAACTAGACTTAAAGACTTATATACAGGTGGAACATACACTGACATAACTAAATTAAAACATACTCTTAGACTTACCAATACAGCTTCATTTGATACTAATTTATTAAATAAAAGTATGGCAGCTAAAAAAAGAGCTTCCTCTTTTGATTTAATAACATTTAAAATTAATCAAGATTGGGATAACGGTGTTGGTTATGATTATGAAATACCAATACTAATAGGTGGCGATGATGCCTATGCTAACACAGCTTCCAATTGGGTCAACGCTCAAACAGGTATTAGTTGGGCTAATGGTACTGGTGTTTATTCAGCTTCCCCTATTAGTATTACAGTAGCTACTCAACACTTTGATAAAGGTAATGAAAATATTGAAATGGATATTACTGATTATGTTAATGGTGTTCTTACTGGCAACACTAATTACGGTTTAGGTATTGCTTTTGGTAGAGGTTACGAACAAATGACCAATGGTACTCTTCAATATGTTGGTTTCTTTACAAACAACACACAAACATTCTACGAACCATTTATTGAAACAATATATGATAATCATATTACTGATGATAGAAATTATTTTGTTTTAGATAAACCAAACAAATTATACCTATACGTAAATGTAAATGGAAACCCCGTTAACTTAGATACTAAACCTAGTGTTGATGTTAATGATGGTTACGCTACTTATACACCTTCACAAGTTAATCACGTTAGCAAAGGTGTATATTCAATTGATTTAATCGTTAACTCAGCTGATGGTACACCAGATACTATATGGGAAGATAAATGGACAGGTATTGTTCTTAATGGTGTTTCTAGACCTGATATAACACTTGATTTTGTATTAAAAGACTCTATGAACTACTACAACCTAGGAAGTGACGATATGTTACCTAAAAAGGTTGCTGTAACCATTGGTGGTTTACAAAATAAAGAAAAAATTAAACGTGGAGATATTCGTAAGGTTATTGTATCTGCTAGAATCCCTTTTACCATAGAACAAACACAATACATCGATAATCTTAAATATAGACTTTATGTATCAGAAGGTTCAGCTGAATTAACTGTAATTGATTTTCAACCAATTGAAATGGCCAATAATTATTACTATTTCTTATTAGATACAGCTAGTCTTATCCCAACAACATATTACATTGATGTATTAGCTACCTCAAATTTAGAAGTAACAACACTTAAAAATGTTGTTCAGTTTGATATAGTTAATCAAGTCGATTTGAGAAAAAGATAATAAAAACACTTGACAAAAAAATATTTTGTCGTATATTTATCATTAACGTTAACTAACCGTATTAGTTTCGAGTCATTTATGGCTTTAGAGTTGTTTAGACAACAAAGAAATTAGTACAATAATAACAAAAATTAAAAAGTTAAAAAAATGAAACAATCAATCTGTGAACCTACTAAAAAGGTTCCAACAGCAAACCTTGCTGTAAAAATTTACTTAATTCATTTTCTAAATAATGAAGTGTATATTGGTTACACAACAACTACTTTAAACAAACGATTTTCTAACCATAAACATGTCAGTAATGATATAGTCTCAATAAATGTTATTGACGAATTTGTAATAACATCACCCACAAAATATTTAAAAAAAGAAATTGAATCATATTGGATAGAACAATTTAGACAATGGGGTTTTAGTTTACGAAATAAAAATAATGGTGGTGGTGGACCATTATCTAACACCATTTCTGAAGAAACTAGAAAAAAACAATCAGAAATGAAAATTAATAAACCATTATCTACTAAACATAAACATAATATATCTTTATCACATAAAAATAGAGATAATTCTACATATGTTTCTGGTATGAAAAATAAAACACATAGTTTTGAAACTAAAAATAAAATTAGTATTAGTAATAGTGGAATAAATAGTTATCTTTTTGGTAAAATAGCTAAAAATGTAAAACCAATTTTACAATTCGATATTAATAATAAATTTATTAAAGAATGGTCATCAATATCTTTAGCCTCTAAAGAATTAAAAATAAATAGAACATCTATAATAGAAACATGTCAAGTTAAACAAAAATCTTCTGGTGGTTTCATATGGAGATATAAAAATTAGTTTGTTAAATCATCTGTCTTGAGTTTGACGGAACTTTAGAGTTATTATAATTAAATAACAAAAATATAGGTGATATAATATTCAAAATAACAATTATTAAAAAACAAATTTTATGAAAAAAGAAAACAACCAAAAACAACCAATCGCTCACATTTGTATTAACAAATCTAGATTAAAAATTTATGATAAAGAAACGGACCCAAAAATCTATTTATCTAAACAAACCGAGTTCCAAATTGAATTATTTAACCCTACAACAGATGTTGTATTAGCTAAAATCACACTTAACGGTAATCCTATCTCACAAGGCGGTCTTGTTTTAAATCCTGGTCAAAGAGTGTTCTTAGAACGTTATTTAGATGTGGCAAAAAAATTCCTATTCGATACTTATGAAGTAGCAAATACAAAAGAAGTTCAAAAAGCAATAGAAAATAATGGTGATTTTAAAGTTGAGTTCTTTAGAGAAAGAACCCCTTATCATAACCCATTTTTATTGACTACAAATGGTACTAGTGGTTTACCTATTAGAACCATTTATGGTGGACCAAACACGATAAACCAAGGAATACTTTGTGGAAGTTCAACTGGTGGTTATGTTGGTCAAACAACAACAAATATCAATAACACTTTTTCCACTAATTCAACAAGCACATTAGGGTTAACAGGTATGCTCACCAACACAAGTTCTTTAACTAGTGGCACCAATGCTTTATTCAATCAGACAGAAAGTAATATTGGTAGTGTTACTATGGATAGTTTTTATGATTCTGATGTAACATTTTCACAAAGAACTGTACCAATGAAAAGAAGTAAAAAATCTTTATTAGTTGAAACTGGTCGAGTTGAAAAAGGTTCATCATCTGACCAAAAAATAAAAACAATTGATAAAGATTTTGAATACTTTTCATTTCATACTATCGAATGTAAAATGCTTCCAATATCTCAAAAGATAAACACAGCCGAAGATATAAATGTAAAAGTATATTGTCATAATTGTGGTGCCAAATTAGGTAAAGGACACCGTTTTTGTAGCTCGTGCGGAACTAAAGCTTAAAAAATAAAATATAAAGTTAACGTTATAAAAAAAGCCGATAATTTTTTATCGGCTTTTTTATTATTTTATATTTAAATTCATTTTGTTATTTTTAAATAACTCATTTAAATCTTTAAGGGGTGTACTAGTTATTAATCCATTAATATTAGAACCAATCCAACATTGTGTCTTCCCATCCAAAAATAACACTTTAAAGTAAGCACTGGGAATTGGTATCCTAGATTTCCCTAAGAATACTTTCTTATTAGGGTCATAGATAACTCCTGTGATAATAACTGCATCTTTCTTAACCTTTCCTATCATATCTTCAACACTACTCTCTAATTGAGCCCATACGCCTCTATTAAAAGCGGCCAATTGTGGTGCTTCATTAAACATGCTAAATGAATCATGATTAAGTACATTATCATATGAAGTTATATGAGATGGTGTTAAATGACCTAAATCATATCCAGTATGTACAAACTTATCTTTTATATATTTTCCTTTGTAAACATCTTGAAACCATTTATTGTCTCTCTCCTTATCCAATTTAAAATACTTAGCATATGTTATTACATGTTTAGATACAAACGTGCATGTATCTTTGGTTAAATATAAAGTTATATCACCGTGTGGAATAATTAATTTGTTATCTGTTATAACTGTTTGTGTGTAACTATTTATTCCAATGAACAATATTAATAATAAAAACATTTTCTTCATATCTATAAATATCTTGCAAATATAAAAAAAACTACGTATATTTGCCTTATGAACATAAATAAATTACTTTATAATTATATGATTAAAGACTTAGTATCTGATGAATACATAGTCACATTATCAGATAGAACAATTCTTGATGATTTTGTTAAAGCTATTATAACTAAAAAAAAAGAAGAAAACCATCATATTCAAGACCCACATAATGAGGCTAAACGTTGGCGTACTGGAATGGGTGGTGAATTGGCCCTTGAAAAATTCATAGATAAGAAATTTGCTGATTTAACTATTGGTAATTCTAATGATTATCATGTTCCTGACTTATCTGCGTTAGGTTTAAAGGTAGGTATAAAAACAGTTGAACTAGGTAAGTATCCAGTGATTTTTAAACGCTCAGAGAAGCCTGAAATCATTATAATTAAATTGGATTCGGATAGATATTGTATCCTAGGATTAGCAAGTGTGGATGTGTTGAATAAATATCAAGACGATGAAGAGATTTTAAGCCCTAGCTTGAGAGCCAGAGGGACCAAGACTGGGTTTGTTGGTTTACATTCAGTAAAACGATTTAAAAACTATGAAGAATTAGTAAAACTTATATAACGCAAAAAAGTCTAACCTTTCGATTAGACTTTTTTGTTTATATAAGATTATGATTATCTTAATTCATTGATGTTAAATGTTGGAACACCATCAACTCTAATATGCCCGTAAAATCTATTATTGACTACCTTTTTAGCGTATCTAGTCATAATACCTTTAACTGGAGCAAAGTTGAACGGGTTGTACATCGTTGGAGTTAATTGTAATGGTACGTATGGAG